GAAGAAAACATTTCAATTACTTCTTGATCTGTTTCATAAGGAGAAGTTAAAAATTTAAATTCATCAGAATTATCAAGATCAATTTCTTTTCCTGTGTTTTCTTTGATTCTCTTGATAGTTTCCGCTTGCATTGTTAGTCCGTCTGTTGAGAGACAATCAATTTTAAGGAATCCATATGGAGAAATAAGTTGAGCATTAGCCCTTTCTGACCATTGTGTAACCATTCCTCCATCTTTAGATCGCATTATTGGAATAACATCTATTGCTGGTTTATTAGTAATAATTACTGCGCCAGCATGTTCAGATTGACCTTTAATCTGTCCTTGTAGTCTTTCTGCATGTAATCTTACTTTTGGATATTTATTAAAAAATTTCTGCAATTCTTTACTAGAAGCAATTATAGTTTCAAAAGTTTCTCCCCATGTTTTTTCGGGAATAGAAGCAGTTGCTCTTTTAACCTCATTAAATGGTACATTCATAACTCTAGCCACATCAGAAATTACTGCTCTATATCCAAAAGATTGAAATGCGGAAATATTTACAACATAATCTTCTCCCCATTTATCATGAAGGTATTGCTTTACTAAGTCTCTTTTATCGCTTTGAAAATCTACATCAACATCCGGAAGAGAACTTCTGTGTTCATTTAAGAATCTCTCAAAAAGCAGTCCATAACCGATGGGGTCAATAGCCGTAATTCTGATAAGGTAATTAACAAGTGAACCAACTGCGGAACCTCTACCTGGCCCCACTCTAATTCCTTGATCTTTTGCCCATCTAACCATATCTCCAACAATAACGAAATAGTCGAATACTTTGAGTTTTCGCATAACCGAGAGTTCTTCTTCCATTCTTCGTACATACTCTGAGTCGTTTGATTTGCCAATTCTTTCTAATCCCTCCTGACACCATTCTCTGATTATTCTTTCTGCTTCCAATAAAGATTTTGTCGCTTTCGGAATTTTTGGAGACTTGTCTATTGAAAAATGATCGCATCTATCAGCAATCATTTGTGAATTATTGATTGCTTCATTAATTTCATCTTCTGTCAATGTTTTGTGAAACTCTCTAAATTGTTCTCTAAGTTCATCTTCACTCATTAACCAATAAGTATTTCCAGAAAACTTAAAAATTTCTTGATGAAGAGTTTCTCTATCTTCTCTTGATTTATTTGACTGACCAGTAGAAATCATCACAAGAATATCTTGTGTGTCTGCCCACTCTAAATAAGGAAAATGAACATCAGAAGTAGCAACTAGAGGAATTCCTCCTTCCAGCGCCATCTTTTTAAGATAGGAATTTACTCTTATTTGTCCAGAATCATCGTGAGGTTGTATTTCTAAAAAGAAGTCATCGCCAAAAATATCTTGCATTACGTTAAGATAATTTCGAGCTCCTTCATCATCTCCAGCAACAATTGCGCGAGGAATTATTCCGCTCATACATGAAGTTGACGCAATAAGTCCCTCATTATATGCACGCAATAATCTCCAATCCAAACAAGGCTTATAATAGAAATTTTCAGGCGTAAATGAAAGACTAGAAAGTCTCATTAAATTTTTGAAGCCTTCCGAATTTTTCGCCAGAAGAACTAAATGAAATCTTTTATGATCCTTATCATGCTTTGTCGCATCTTGAGTAAAATAAGCCTCCATTCCAAGAATGGGCTTAATTTCATGTTTCTCACAAGCTTGAGCATGATAAAGAACTCCCGCCAAAGAGCCATGATCAGTAATAGAGAGAGCGGACTGATTTAATTCAGCCGCTCTCCTTGCATATATATCAGCAGTACCCACACCATCAAGAAGCGAAAATTCTTGATGTGCATGAAGATGAACGAGACTCATTATCTCGCATTCTCGTAATCAGTAGATTCTCTACTTCTAGAGAATGGAGATTCTCGCATAGGAGTCTTTACTTCCCTTGGTTTATTAAATGACACTCCCCATGACTCATAGGAAGTAGGAGTAACAAGCTCTGTAAGATCAAACTTTTCTGCTGCTAGTTCTTTATCTGATTTAGACATTGGTTGTGGGCCAGAATCTACATCAGCAGGTTCAATAAAATATTTAGTATCAAAGCCACTACCACTTCTAGTGATTTCGAAATCTCTTGAACCAAGACCTTTATACTTGAAGTCCTTTTGTTGCAGTTCCTGTAGAGATTCGAAGCTAACATCCCAAACAACTACAGAATCTTCACTTCCTACTTGAACCCAACGTTCTCCGTCTTTCTCAAATATAGGAGCATCACGCTGAATCATATTGATCTTGCCTCTAAATTTGAGAGGATATCCCTTATCGCATCCGGGGCAATCTACACCAAGATTTCTTCTACCTTCTTCATCTTGGTCGCGGCAAGGGACTTGAAGAGGAAATTTTCTGCCGGGAACATCAATATTGTGAACCCAAGCACAACTTACATCATCACCTTGTTCAAGAAAACGAACGACAGCAGTTTCACCATCAGTGAGTCTGAAATATCTAAGACCGCTGCCCCCTTCTTCTTTTCTTCTATTAATATCTTCCTTTGCGCTCTTTAGCGCGGTAAAACCTTTAGCCATGTTCTTCTCCTTTGTTTGTTTTATATGGCTCTCTTATTTTAGCAAACCAGAGTGTTGTTGTGCAAGAAGAGAGGCAATTTCTTGTCGCATCATTTCCGCTGGATCTTTGTCGTTTGAAGGAACAAAACTCGTCGGCATAATTAAGCGTAATTTTTCAGCAGCCTTAATTGCATCTCTCTCATCATCAAAAAAGAAAACAGCTTTAGAAGCATGTTTTTTTATTAATTCCGCTTGATGAAAAGATAGATTTTTCCCAGATATTCCTACAGTATTATCAAAACCGTGTCTATGCATAGCAATAGTATTTAGTTCTCCTTCCCGAACAATTATTTTGTATGCTTCAGTTAAATATTTCTCAGATTGCTTAATAACTCTATTTAGAGCAAAAAGAATTTTTGATGTTTCATACGGCTCAAATCCATATTCAACGCCACCCAATGCAAGATAACGCGGTTCTTTATTCATGGAGCGCCCTTTAAATCCGACAAGGCTTCCTTCTTCATCTCTAATAGGAATAGAAAATCTCTCAGAGATTTTATCCCATCCTATCTTCCACTTTGTTAAAGTTTCAACATCAAATCCTCTATCAAACATATAAAACATTGGATTTCGTTTATGTTCTTTTTTAAATATATCTTCCCATGTTGTTCCGGGAAGATAGTCTAATTGAGAAGATTGAGTTGCATATTGTTTCCATAATTTTTCCCAATTAACTAATCTTCTATCTGCTTCTAACTCATCAAGAAAAAGTTTTTGTCCATTTTTCGAAATTTCTTTTTTTCTTAACAAATTCTTAACAGAATCTGAAATATTTCCTTGATTAACTACAAAATTATCGCCAAATCTTTCTTTAATCCATATAGCAGACTGAAGTGGAGACACATTTTCTAAGTCGGCAAGAAAAGTAACAGCATTACCTTTCCAACCACAACCGAAACAATAAGTTCTAGTAGTGCCTTTTTCCATGAAAGCAGAAGGATTTGCATCTGCATTTCTATGTCCCTCAGAAAATGGGCAAGAAAATCTTAAGTCATTTCCTTGATCAGAAATATTATTTAAGCCAAGCTCTGAAAGAAAATCTTCTACATCTATTTTTGTAAAATCAAGCGCCAATTTATTTTAATTTTTCTAATGTTTGTTTTGCTGTTTCTAAATCTTCAAAAAGAAATACTTTTGATTTATCTTCTGCTCTAAATATTCCATATTTGAATATCCTTCTGCCTGATCTAAAGATAGGTTTATCTAATTTAATTATTCTATATTTTTCCATAATATTTTCACCCTTCCCACCCTAAGTTACCTTTAGGACTACTGTGGCAAGGGAATAAAAAAGACCTTGCAGGATAAATCCTGGGCAACACCTTGGGTCGCTCGTATTATACATTAAGTGGACGGCGGGGGAGTCGAACCCCCGTGTTCCGTATTTCCAATAATAACTTATTACAGCTTTAGGGGCGTGACGCAAGTTTTGATTCTCCGTCTCTGCCTCCACCTTATCGTCTTTCCGATTCGTCAGGCACCCTCCGCCACTCAGTCTTTCCTGAGAGTCAACTATATATTTTGTCTAATTCTGTTCCGTGGTTTAGACATATACCAGCCCTCTAGAAGAAACAATGTTCATACCTCTAGAGAGAGTAATCAGCTTGTTATTTGCTTTTATTTTTGTTTTGATTATAAGGTGATCAACCGCTGTATTATTATCTTTCATACGAAGTCGATTTCCAGTTGCCGCCCTTGTTACACCTCCATTAATAGAGTTTTATCTTTATGTGAAACGTATAAATCAAAGATTAGCATGTCTTCTATCTCTTTGTCAAGTAATTGCCTGCGTTTTTGCGCTTTCTTAACACGCATATGACGCTTATAGTCGCCGCAAATTACTCCTGATTGAGTTACAAATCCATGACCCTTTCTTCCGGCAAGAGGACTCGCGCATATTGAACATCTTCTTCTAAAGTTCATACTACTGCTTTCTTTGCTCTAGTCATTTTTGACCCCTCGTCATAATACGGAACTAATTGTAATGTATTTACGTACTCTATTTCGCATCTTTCGTTTTGACAGTCTGCTTCATTTCCATTTCTTTCTTTTCTTCTTATTTTTTCCTCTGGGACTGACGATAATACACTTGCAATATTCTCGCTGCGGATTGGTTCAATTGGTTCATCGCTTCTTGATCCCCATCTATAGAATGTTGTTCCTTTAAGAAAAGGAATATATCTGAGCCAAATATCTGATAAATCTTCCATAGGAAAATCATTTGGAAGATTAATTGTTTTAGAAACAGCATTATCAATATGCTTTTGTACAGTTGCCTGCATTTTGAAATGAGTGTCAACTGATATGTCTGCGGCCCCTTCACATAGTTCTCTGTATTTTTCATAAGCTGGTTCAATTACTAATACCTTCTCAATAATTGTTTCAAGTTTTTCGTTGACTGTTTTAATTCTTCTCCAATATACCGGAGCCATATACGGCTCGATTCCCGTCGAAACACCAGATACAATACCAGTAGTTCCGGTAGGGGCGACAGTAAGAAGAGCACAATTGCGTATTCCATATTCTTTCACTTTTCTTCTGATTGCTGGCTTTATTTTTTGCATAAATCCACTATCAATAAATTCAGGTTTAAAGGCGGGAAATGGTCCTTTTTCTATCGCCAAATTAATAGAAGTGTCGTAGGCTGCATGTTTAATAAACGAAAAAAGTCTATCTATAAAAACAAACGACTCTTCATCGCTATACTTCATGCCCAATTCAAGAAGCATTGTATGAAGACCCATAACTCCTAAACCAATTCTTCTGACTTCTTCACAATTTTCTTTTATTTTATCAAATGGATATTGGTTGACGGAAAGAACATCGTCAAGAAATCTAACTGCAACCCTAATTGTTTCCTCAAGTTGTTCCCAATCAAATTGTCCGTTTCTAACAAAACGAGGAAGTACAAGAGCACCAAGACAACAACACCCATAAGCTTCCAACCAAATTTCTCCGCAAGGATTTGTGGAAATAAGTGGCTTATGATAAAAAATATTATTTTGTCTATTTGCTTGATATCCATTTAATACTCCTGGTTCTCCATTTTTCCAGGCGTTTTCAACAATAGTATTCCACAATTTTCTAGCCTCAATTGTTTGTCCTGTTTTTCTTCCCGCCCATTCAAGTTCAATTTCTCCATCTTCCTTGACTAACTTTACAAATTCATCATGATCATAATTTATGACCACACTAATATTAGTTGTTGAAAGCTGTCCGTCAACTAATTTTGCATTAAGAAACTCCCAAACATCTGGGTGAGTGACATTAAGACAAGACATTTTAGCCATTCGTCTTCCTCCGCCCGATACTAATTCAAGTCCAACTCCATTGTCCATCCGCATTATGGATACTGGCCCTGTAGCAAATCCACCAGTTCCTTTGACTTCTGATCCGTTAGGTCTAACTGGACTAAAATTACATCCGAGTCCCCCGCCTGTCCCGGAGATAATGAGGCTTTCCCGGAGATAATCTCCCCATCCTTCCCTGCTATCGCTGATAGGGATAACAAAGCAATTGAGTAATTGCGCTTTGGGTCTTCCACTTCCATACCATATTCTTCCTCCTGGCATAAATCTATTTTGAACTATTTCTTTAAAAAATCTTTTTTGCCATTTTCTTTTTAAATCTCCTTCTTCTGCCGCCGCCACATGTTCTGCAACTCTTAAAGCTGCTTGCTCCCACGTTTCTTTCTCATCCATAGCATATGATCTTTTAAATACATCTTGTCCCAAGTCATCTAATTGAAAAGAGGCTTCCCTCTCAGATACAGTCATAATTCTCCTTTAAAAATTTTTCAATGAACTACTAATTTTACTTGACCTGGGTAACAAGATTCATATAAAAATCACTTGTTTTGTCTTCGTTGTCCGGCAAGAAATCTTCCATTCTGCTCTTTAGTAATCTTGTTTCATCATATGGGCCAAATTCCATAGTATCAGGTTTCCAGTAGAGATTGAAGTTTCCAACAATTCCGTCTCTATTTTTGTGCAGTCTCAATTCGGTTCGTCTATCTTCTCTCATTTCTTCGTCTGAATGAAGACCAAACACTAAGTCTGCATCCTGAACAGCGCTAATACTTCCCCCAATATTATCTAAAGAAGTTCCTTCTCTAAAAGAGTCTCTATTTGCTTGCGCTACTCCAATAATGGGAATATTGAGTGTTCTGGAAATTTGTTTTAGCTCTTGAGTTAAATACATTATTTTCTCCCAAGACTGTTTATAAGAGCTTCTAACACTCATTAAAGTAATATAATCAATGCATAGAATATCTGGTTGCCAACGAGTAAGTTCAGCATAAACTCTGTCAACAGTACACCCACGAACATCATCCATAACAATAATATCATTTGGTCTAGAAATTACTTCTTTTGCTCTTTCTTTCCAAAGCGCCACTTTTTCTTCGCGGAGAGAATGACCTTTAAGATCATTATATTCAAAATTAGTTAACATTGTATCCCATCTTCGAAAAAGAGCATTGGCTTCCATCTCTAAAGATATATACATTGGAGTTTTATTTTGCATCCAGGCATTAAACAACATCCACTGAGACAAAATGCTTTTGCCAATTCCTGTTCGCCCAAAGACTGTTACATATTCATGAGGCTGAATTCCAAGCGTAACATTGTCTATTGCTGGAATTCCCATTCTGATTCCAACATCATCTTCTGGCTTCCATCTTTCATATTCGGCAATTCTATGCTCAATGTCTTTGAATGAGTGAAGTTTTGCTTTTGGCAAAACAGTTGCTAATCTCCTAGAATGTTCCATAAATAAAGAATCAATATCTTCTTCATTTTTTGGATCATCTAATTTTTCAGCTATGTCTATTAAAGATTCGGCCGCATATCTTCTTAAGACTTGTTTCTTAAATTTATCAATAAGAAATTGAACAGACTCTCCTGTTGGCTCAAAAGCGTGTAAAGGAAATTCCGCTTGTACTGTGTCAAAAATTGGCGGAATCTTATATTCTCTATAGTGCTCTGTTAAAAACTTAAAAATTTCTCCATTACTTTCGTTTTCAAAATGATCTTCTCTAATCCCCTCTGACATTAAATTACTAATTTGTCCCGTCTTAGCAATAGAGTCAATCAACTGTCTTTCCCAATCCATTCGCGTCCTTTCGCGTCCAAATTTAAGTGATAACTCATGATAGCAGATTCACGTAGTGGACTTTGTGTTAAGGTTTCATTAAGCTTGCGCTCGTACCCTTGACAAAATTAAAATTTGGCTTAACATACTATTTCTAAGGATGAGTTGAGCGTTAGCGAAACGAATCCGAAGAAATAGTCTAAAGGAGAAAAATCAAAGAGAAAAGAAAAAACAATAGAAGAAAAATAAAATAGATAAAGGAAAAATTAGATAGGTTTAAGGGTAATTACGCCCTTTTTTAATGTCTAGACTTATAAAATCAGTTAAACTATTGTATATGACTAGTGATTGGACTCCAGAAAGAAGAGAGCAGCAAAGAGAAGTTGCTCTAAAACTTGTTGAAGAGGGACGCTTTGGAGGGAGAGGAAGAGGCCAAGGACGGCCTAGAAAAAGAAGAGCATCTGAAATAGTTGCCGAACAAGTAGCAAATGAAGGTCAAGCTATATTTGACAGTCTTATTGAAATTGTTAGAGACGGAAAAGAGGGTAATAGAATATCCGCCGCAAAAACGCTTCTAGATACAGAAGAAAAAGAGAGAATAGCACAAATAGAGGAAGAGATTCATCTAGAAGAAATGAGAGGACATGATCTAGCCGAGCTAAT